TGCACGCTGATAACCACTCCCAGAACCGTACAGGGTCTGGGCGCGTTTGCCTCAAGACACAGCTGGGTGTTCGTGTCGAGCGTGCCATTTAGTTCTATTGGGTCGTTGTTGTATGTGCTATACACTGCGTCCACGTCAACTGCAGCCCCGTCTTCGTACAGAGGCATGTCGTCGAGGTAGTCAAAACTCGTGCCGTACTTCAGCCCCAGGGGGTGTGTGTTCGCCAGGATGAAACTTACATGATCCACTTTTTGCCTTTGGTGGTTCACCAGCGAGGTAACCCCCTGCACGTTATACCCCAGCTTCGTGCCCTTAAACCTCGCCCGGTATGTCAACCCTACTACCGCATTGCTGACGGTAGGTGCCGGCAGGGTGATAGCACCACCAGAGACTATGAAAGTGCCCCTGTCTTTACCGTCTGCCCAGCAGACTACCGTGCGGCCTTCGAGGTGGCTCAGCCCTGTTATGGTGGCTGTGGCAGCGCCTGAATAGGTAATAAAAGAATCCGCTTGCTTGTTGGTGGTGCCTCCCACCGCTTCGGACTCCTTCGCCCACTTTTCCAAATAATAGACGGATACGCCCCCGACTGTGCGCTGCACCACGTAGTAAACGCGATCCTCGCCTGATACATCAGGCAGCACCGCAGCGTCTACCACCAAGCCATCGGTAACAACTTTAACCCAGCAGCGCACATCCTCATTTTTATCGTATACCAGCATGGCCACAGTGCCGTCGCTGAGTACGGCGTGTATGCGGGTATCTGGCAAGCGCTGCACCACGAGGCGGGTGACAGTAGGCAAGCAGACCTCAGGAACAATGGCTGTCATATCGGAGGCGACGTACTTGCCATACTGGTCGCCTACCAACTCAAACACCCGGTTTTCTGAACGGTCAACAAACACAATGCTTGAATCCACTGCTACAGCGGAGACAGACCCTGAACCCCTGTTGGTGTATGCTTTCAGGTTGAAGTTGGTCGGGGTGATAGGCTCGTCAAGCGCTGACGAACGGATCACATATTCCGAACCCTGGCCGCCCATCACCAAGTGGTCGGCTGAAATGAGCCAACGAATCTTATCTACTGGGCCTGTGCCTATGCTGCGCGAGATAGGGCCTGAGTCGCCTACCGTGTTATCATCAAAACTGCTGTAAGCATCCGACACAGACTCCCAGTGCTTATCCTTGCCAGCCCAGCACAACCGACCTCCATGGAGTGCTACAGCAGACGGATACCCCCTATAATCAGACCATTCACCTTCCGACCAGTCGGCAGATGCTGTTAGCGAGCTGAAGGGGGCTATCACGTGGGCTAAAGCCTGGGTTGGTGACGCTATGCTGTATACTCGGCAAATACCAGTTGTAAACCCTGTAGGCAGCGATAACACCGTGTCTACGTTTCCCGCAGTGTATGCCGTGATTTTGAGTCTGTAGTATATTATTTGGTTGTCGAAAGTGTCGTTGAACGTTATTGAGATAGTTATTGCTTGTACGTCCGTCCACAGGCCTATCTCTCCTACCGAGCGCTGCAGCGTCAGTGTCCCCGTCCACCCTGTGAATGTCACATAAATGGTTAAAGCCCTATCTGCCCCTACCCCTGATACCCTTATTGCTCCTGTAACGGCGTTCAGCGCGGCTAAGTTGGTGGCTATCCTCTGTCCTGTGTGTGTGATCCTGAACAACGCCCCTAGCTGGCTGTTTCCTGTTTTAAACAGCGCCCTTGAAGCGTTCAACGCTATTACCCCCGTGTATGCGGAAGGGGACAGCGTAATGTCTGTTAAATTTTGCACCCTAAAAGGTCCATCATCGGGGGTGTAGTTTGTGACAGACCAAGAGCCTCCCGTGCGCCTTTCAATCTTGTACTGTTTAACCCCACTGCTGGACAGGAACACCACATCAGCGGATTGCTCCCACCGCATATCGGTAAGTTGCTGCGCAGTGATGTACGCGGTGGGAAGGGTTAGAGTACCCGCAGTGTCAATTCCTATGGAGTCTACCCACGTCGGCGCTGTTGCCCTATTAAGCATTTGCAGATACACTGTAGTGGCAGTGGGGGTAAAGACTATGGAGTGTGTTCCAGCATACAGCTCTATCTCGTCCAGTATTTGTGTGCCGCCCGAGGATGTACCTATGCGAAAGGTTGCTGACCCCCTGAACATAACGATACGCAGCCCATGTACCTCGCCTACGTCTCCTGCCGCTACTGCCAGGGCTTGCTCTCTTATGGCGGCGTTTGGGCCGGTGCCGATTAATTCAGCGTACCATTCTCCTGCGTTAACGCTGGTAGATGCTGCCCCTACTTCATCTAGGTCTGTCCAGCTTACTAAACTGCCCGTAAAAGTTCCGTTTGATATGGTAGTACCCACCGCTACACGCGTGACCAGAACGTCGTTTACCCGCACACGCATCTGCCCTGCTGACATTTCTATCAGCGCGGTGTCGTCCACTGCAAATGCGAAAGGGATATTCCTGACGGCGGCGTACGCGGTGCCTATGTACCCCAGCCCTGGGCGCAGCATCATTGATCCTAAAACGCGGGGGACAAAGTTGGTCTGCTCTTCTGCGGATAAGGCTGTGCGTTTCAGATCAACACGCGCGGCGGCAAGGGGGCTGATTAACCCCCTATTGAAAGCGTAGACTGCTTCAGTGCTCTTAGCCAATTAGGTTGCTCCTGCTGCCCCCGTCGCGTGCAGGCCCCGAGGTGTGTCGCGCACGCACCCACGACCCAGAGGGAGTGAACTGCGTAGGCCCTTGCATGGCGTCTTTGGAACGCGCATCTACCAGCAAGGTCTGGCACTTTTTAGTCAGCTTCTCTTCCTTCGTTTCCGTACCCGTGATGCGCGTGGCTATACGTTGTGCGAGATAGCAGGCTACGAAATTGGTGAAGGATTCCGGCCACAAGGACATATCGCCCCCGAAGGAGGCGTGGCTTGAAACGTAGCTGACGTAGATGGTCTGGATGTCTGAATACCACACACCCGCTTCATCTGCGTAGTGCAGCAGAGGCTCGTTCAGGTACTCGTCCGAGCACATCTTGGAAACGCGAACCTGGTCGGAAGGAATTGTGAACCCGTAGCGGTACCCAAAGGTAGGGGCGATGCTCGCGGTGTAGTCGATCTTGCTTGTGCGTTGTGCAAACTTCCAGTGGCCTTGTTCAAGACACGCTTTTACCGCACCCCCGCCGCCTGTCCACACGTCGTCAAGCGCCCGCCTTGGCTCCCTGTTTTCCGTTAGCGATGCCAGCCTGCGCTCGCCCAGGTACACCGTGAGAGCAAGGTTGTACAACGATAACTGATCAGTAGCCATGGTGTGCTCCTTTTTAAGCGGTTACTTCCACGCGGTTTTCTTCGAGCCAGGCAGCACCGTCTTCGCGGGAGGCGAAGCCGTCTTTGATAACTTCTTTGTCTGCCAGACGGATGACGGCATACTTGCGTTGTGGGCCTTTCCAGTCGATAGAGAAGTCTGGGTCAGCAGACGCCGGTTTGTTTTCTTTCTTGCTGTGAAACTCTTTGAAGGTGATCGCACCTACAGCTGCGTGCACCCGCGAGCAAGCGCGCACGATGACTTCTGCATACCACGAAAAGTCTTCAGGGACTATTTCGATCTTGTCCCCTACAGTAAGCTTGGAAGCTACATGCCCCCAGAAAGTTGGGTCAAGTGTTTCCTGGTAGCTGACAGTCACAGGGACAGTCACGCGGAAGGCGTGGCGGACATACTCAGCTTCTTTGATACGGTCTATGTTAAGCTTTACCATTTTAGGTGTTTCTCCTGTTTTGTGGACGAAAAAATAGAGGCTTCAAGGATACCAAGAAGCCTCTACAAAAGCAACATAAACGGTTAGTCTGTGTTGGTTGCGCTGCCGACAACAACACCATCACTCAAGTCAACAGCGCCCGGATAGGTAGCACTGACGGTGATAACACGGTGGGAAGTAACAACGCCTGTGCCTGAATCAGAATGCAGCACAATATCGCCTACCTTCATGCCCAGTGCACCTCCGTTGGTAATAAAGCCGGAGGTGTCTGCAGCAGCTGTTGCGTCCGCAGACGAATGGTACCACTGTTGGCCGCCTCCAGTCAGAGGCCCTTCAGTAATAAGTGCGGGTGGTGCAGATGTGGAATAAGCCATGGTATTTCTCCTTAAATCAAAATTAGGTAAGAGTCACCCCCGTTAGGGGGTTACCGATTACAGTGCTGCGAACGCAGAGCCGTCGTGATTGAGAACAACGATACCGCTGTTCTGAAGCACTTTGGAACCCATAAAGGCGCTTGCGCGGCAGAATGAGTAACCTTGCTCT